TCGCGTAGTAACTGATAAGTTTCTTCAAGTTCTGTTCTGAGAGAAGATGCAAGTTTCCATGCAGCCTCTGTGTCAAAATACCATCCATGCAGTTGTTGTTGGGTGAGGATCTGTGCAACTTGATGTTCTAGCGCGACCCAATCAGGTAAGGGTGGAAATGGTCGCATAGTTTTACTGTAACGTTGACGTCTTGGACGCAGTAGTCCTGCATCTCTTGGCTCCACTCTTTCCAGTCAGCCTCTTTGCCGAAGCTGCCCTTGTACTCGCCCAGGCGGTAGCCGTAGGCTTCGAGTGAGTGGCGTCCCTGCAGTTGCAGAGGCATGTGCTTCCATTTATGCTTGCGATCCACATCAAGCATGTCGGTGTGGAACAGGCGTGACAGAAGCAGTGTGTCTACAACCAAGGCGGTGGGGCTGAACCACGCGTAAATCTTACGGAGCACAGGTATGTCATAGCCGATAACGTTGTGTCCGGCAATGATTTCAGCATCCTCAAGGCGCTGTACACCACGGGAGATCGGCTCGCAAGAGCCCTGATCGTTGTAGCAAATGGTCTCGTCAGTTTCTGAGTCGTAGATGACAAGACAGTGAACACAGGTAACATCATCTAAAAAACCGTCAGTCTCCAGATCGAATACGAGCATGTTTCCAAATGTAAGTTTTGTCTACAAATTGTGCACGCTCTACCATCTCTGGCGTGGGAGGGTTAGGTTTAGAAATCTGTTGTTGGGTCGAACTCTGGTTCTGCTTGAGTTTCATTGAATTTACAGGTAGAAAGATCGTAACTTAGTTGACAGGCGACACCAACCTCGCCTGAATATCGATTTTTAAGGACTCGCACAGTCGTAGAGCCTGATTTAGATCCACTCTGCTGATCTCGCTCAAGTGCAATGCACGCATCGCTGAGTTGAGCAATAGAAGCGGATCCTCGTAGCTGGCCGAGCGTGACGCGTGCTCCCTCTTCATGGTTGACATCGGATGTAGTTCTCCGTAAGTGTGATACAAGAAACAATGAGATACCAGTGCGTTCCACAAGAGAGCGCAGCTTGGTCATGGTGGTATCGATCATCTTCCGTTCATCGCCGTCAAGGCCAGACAACAGGATAGACAAGTGATCAAGGAAGACAACACGGGTCTCAAGACCGGATGCCATATATTCGATCCGTTCGTAAATGTGATCCGGGTCGTATGACCCGAAGCCATCAAATAGGTGTAGATTCCATTTGTTGATAGTTTTGTCGAACGCATCTACTAGCTCAGATCGATCATGCTCTCCAAGGTGGAGGCTTCGTCCGACTGCTGCGGACATAAGTCCGAGAGCTGTACGGCGGTTTGACTCTTCAAGTGCCAGGTAACCGACCCGTTCTCCTTTGTTAAGCAGGTGAGTACATAAGTCACGACAGAAGGACGATTTGCCAATCCCTGATCCTGCAGTAATCGTGACAAGCTCTCCGTACCGGATCCCGTGAAGCTTTGATTGTAGTCCTTGAAATGGATAGTCATGATCTGATGGTGGAGTGGGTGTTGTGATTACATCGAGTAGTGATTTAGCGTCAACAATACCGTCAGGCTTGTACAGAGTGTGATCATAGTTGCAAACTGCACGTATTGCCTCTTCGTCATGCGCTTGGAGAGCGTCTGAGGCGTCCTTGTAGCCCTCCAGAAAGCCGATGTAAGCCTTCCCAGGGGGTAAGACACCGGCCATCTCGATCGCGGCCTTCTGGCCTGCCTCATCGTTGTCCGGGAATAGTACGATTTTGTCATAATAATTGACCCACTCGTAATTCTTTTGGATTGCTTTCTTAGCAGCGGCTGCGCCGTTGGGTACGGATACCACATCCCAGTTCGGCTGTGCTTCCCACACGGACAATGCATCCATCTCGCCTTCAACAATCACAAGCTTCTTTGTTTTGCTCGTGGTTTTGTGACGGAAGTTCTGCATACCGTACAGGGTACTGACCTCACCTTCGCATCGAAAGTCTTTGTCTTTAGTTTTTATCTTTGCTCCGACAAGCGTGCCAGAGCTGTTGTAATAATGGAAGCGTAACTGTTCTCCATCTTTGTAGGCTTTGAAGAACTCACAGGTTTTTTCTGAAATACGCCGTTTCTGCAGCCTTCCGGCTGAGCCTTGTAGTCGGACATCACGCATTTGGTGAGTGTGAATAACGTCTGAGCCATCACCAGGTGTGTGGGTGTAGCATCTGAAACAAAAAATGTGGCCGTCGTCGTACAGACTAGCTGCATCCGACGACCCGCAGTGTGGACAGGCCATGTGCCTGACAAACTCACTGGTCATAGTAGCCAGTTCAATGGGATATTTGCGAAGGACGTCCATTTGATACCTAGCTTATCACACCAGGCAGCATATGTTGTCTTCGATTTTTTAGAGATTCTATTATAGGGTGCTTGGAACACCATACGAAGATCGATGTCAGGATTCTGTTGAATGACAGACTTGATCTTCTTTCGATCGGCACTGTCCCAGTAACCCTTGCACTCAAGCCAGACACCATTCGGAAGAATGAAGTCAGGCGTGTAGTTGTGCTGGATTACATACGGGACTTTAGTGCTTTCGTATTCGTACTTAACACCCAGTTCGACGAGAAGGTCAGCGACCCTCTCTTCGAGACCGGATCGGAATGCCATCAGAAGTCGTCTTCAGGCTCCGCTTCCTTCAGGGTAACGTTGGGGTCAGCGACCTTGAACCCTTGGGTAGAGCCAAACAGCTCAGCCACATCAGCGTCGTTCATGTCACCAGTGTCAACACCGGCAGAGTTGGAGAGGGAGACGATCTGCACAGCCTTCAGCTTCAGGCTTGTGCCGTAGGTAACACCGTCCTTGAGGATGTAGGGCTTCTGGAACAGAGCCAGCTTGACCTTGGATCCACCGTAGATAGGCGTATCAGAATCAGTGACAGGCGTACCTTCAGTGTCAACAATCGGAGGTGCAGTCTCATCATTCCATGAGAACTTGACAATGTACTTACCTTCCGACACCTCTTCCCAAGGCTCAGGCTTCAGCACAGAACGCTTCGGGTTCTTGAGCTTAGACTCAGCCCACTTCAGGGACTCAGCGCGGTCAGGTTCGAGTTGGTCAATAACGTCCTGGCTAACGATAGCCTTGAGGCTAAAGCCAAACTTACCAGGTTTCATCACAGCTTGGTAGCCCTCCAGAACGACGGGCTGTTCAGTCACAATAGTGTTGCGTGCCATTTAGCAGAAGAAATAGGTGGAATCAATAACCGATGCAGGTTCTAGTGTATTACACATCGGTGGGTCAGTCTCTGCCCCAATCTGTTGGGCAAAGGTGGTTAGGTATTCATGCTCCGCAAATAGGTGCATGTATGTTTCACGAACAATGTCTGAAAGAACAGACATGTCAGTAGCACGACATAGAACCGAGTCGTGTATGAGGGAAATCGGTGCGTCGAAGCGTAGTGCAGATAGGTGCAGGAGGCTTGCATCAAGTGAATGGATGAGGTTGGGAGCTGTTGCGTTTTTGTGGTGAGCTTTATCAACCTCGTCCGTGTCACCTGTAGACACCTTTACCTTACACCGCCCTAACAGTTGCAGCTCAACGTGCTTGACATCAGGTTTCATCAGCCGTTGTGTGACTGAGAATCCAGATGGTGTTGTCCATGTGATCTCTGTGAGACCACGGTCAATAGCACTGCTGACCTCCGACTCAATCCAAGCCATGACAGCCATGGGACCAGGAACAATAACGTTCATGGCATCACGTACTGCCTTGACAGTAGCGGTCAAGTCATCCTTATCAACTTCGACACCCTTCTCCTTCAAGGCTTCACGTATGTAACCTCGGTTAGAGTAGGGCTTAGCATTGTAAGGTACGGTCATCACTACCCTTTTAACAGTTTTTCTGTCCATGTACGGCTTGATACTGTCCGGTACATGTGGGGTAGCTTGCTCTGCGACTACCTTGTAGGCATCTTGTGGTTTATCAGATGGCAGGACATTGACCAGCTTAGCAGTCGATGCGTCCTTGGCAAGTCCAGCCAATATCTGAAGACCACTACATGTAGCGTCTGTAGCTACAGGCAGAGATGTGTGATGTCTAGTACACGCAATTACACATGCATGATACTCCTCACACGCTGCCATGAATTGCCATGGCTCATCAACCTCATCCCAGTCACTCAAGTTCCTGATAGGATCTTCTGCGACACGAGTAATAAGAGATTGATTGTCCTTTACCCATTGCTGTCTTTCTTGCATGGTTGCCTTGTCCAGACCATAGGTGGTTGCGACCTGAAAGGCTAGCCATGCTTCAGCTTCGGGTGTCATGAACGACTGCTCATGAAACTTTAGTAATGACTTACCGAAGTCTGTATCTTGAGGTGTCAAGAATGCAGGGATAGGGTAAGCACGTCCACGATAATCAAACGACCATGGAATATAGAACTTCTCGTACTTAGAGAAGATCTCCACTGCGTTCATTGTCATCCTTGTACGACATGACTTCATGAACGCTTGTGCATTGGTGTTGCATACCTCAGCAGCTCTTCTCCGATAGTCCTTGCGAGACTCTTTGTTGTCCGCAATATCAGGGGGCTTGGGTGGTAGAGGCATCTCCACAACAGGAATAAACTTGCCGACTTCAACACCACGTTCTTGAAATGTCCTTGCGACATTTACTACGTGATTGTTGAGAGTATATCCTACCTTCTGAATCTTGTTCAGAAAGTTGATCGGTGTTTCTCCCTGTATAAGGGTGGGAGCTGAACGCCGCACCATGTCATGACCTCGCATGACCTCGTTAAGCAAGTAACCACCAGGGGTTTCGTTAGTCCAGTCATTCGGTTCAATCGTCATCGGCCAGGCCAACGGACTGAACAGCTCAGAGTTGGCTACCACCTGGTCCTTGATCTCCAGGAACTCAGGCGTAGGAACTACATAGTTGTAGGTCTTCCTGCCTTCACGTTTCATGTCACGCATGAACCAGTGGCTTGATTGACAAATGCAATCTAACAGCCAGCCTCCAAGTTTGATGCGGTTAGCAATGCCCCAACACTTCCAATGATCGACTTCATACCTGTGCATCAAAGTCGTAACGACCTTGACCTTTTGATGGGTACCGATAGATCTGTGAAAGTAGTTTTCTTTGATGGTGTGCAGTAAACCAGGCACGTTACGTTCATAGTAACGCATCATGCACTCGTTTTCTACAGCCTGACCAATGGCGTCACTTACATTTTGTAATAGACTTGACCTAGGTTTAGGACTGAACACCTTGTCAAAGGTGACTTTACATGCAATAGCAGCAGCTTCGTCAGGTGTTATGTCCTTCAGTAAGACCTTGATCTCTTTGAAGTGCTGACCTACAAAGCCACGTTTAGCCCGTGCAGCAGTGTTCTCAATATGTTCAGCCACAAGAGGCAGAAGCTGAGTAATAGAAGCCACGCCGTATACAGTAGCGGATGCATACTCTTTGTCCTCTAAGTTACATGTGTTCTCTTGTAGTTGCTTGAGTCCTTGCCTTATCTGATCACGCTCAAGCTTGACTTGTCTGTCAATCTCAAACGGTGTCGCTATTGTCGTCCTCCTGCTGTTCGCGGATCAGTTGAATCAATTCGTCACGGTGTGGATGCATCTCAATCTCATGCATCAGAGTATCCAAAAGAAAGTTAAATGTCGCTTTCGTCATAGGGCTTTTCGGGGTGAATGTAGTGGATGGCATCATGAGTACAGACAATGAACTCATGAGTCTGTTTGTTCATGTAGTCAATGACCTTAGCCTCAGCAGCGTGCTGACGCTTGTAGATGTGTTCTTTGACCTTGCCACTCTTGAGGTGTGTGGCACGAATCATACAGGCTACATCAGACGGCAGCTCCCAGCCTGCCACCTTCCAGTCCATGACCTCAACAAAGAGGTGATCAACAAAGGCTTCGGCAGGTGCGTCCTTGAACTTCTTCCAGTTGTTTGGAAAGTAGGGTTTTTTACCACTCATCAGTGCGTCTTACGTTAGTCAGTTTACATTGTCTGTCCATGGACAATTCTAAAGCATCCCATGCGGCTTCTTCAGAATTGGCGGCGAGTATGTACATAGTCTCGCCACTTGACAGGGTGACCTCGTACTCACGCAATGGTGAGTGTGAAAGATCAATCGGTTGTTGTGACCTTGGGCTTACGTCGTCTGGCTGGACGTGGCTTGGGCTTTGCATCATTAGACTCCATGTTTATGTATGTGTCACGTTGAGCTAGCTCCTTGTAGATACTATCCCATCTGTGACCTTGATCACCATAGTGGTGCAGCCAGCAAAGGATGGCATTCTTAATGAAGTAATTATCATCTAGTGATTTAGTTTTCATAAGGAAGGAGTAACAGAAACTTCTTTTATGTTCAACCCGCAGAGTTGGTTGTAAACACGATTAGTAATTAGTTTACATGCAGTTTTTGCTTTTGATTTTTCATACCAAAACGTTACGCATCCGTCGTTAGTTTCAACACAAACTCGGTAGTTTTTCATTTGTTGTTGTTGTAGTATTTAGATGTGATTCGGTTGGAGCGCTGCCAGATGACAGCAGTGCTGAACAATCCTACCATACCAATGATGGCAAAGATGATGTTTGATTCAGTCCAGATCATTTGTTGCAAAGAGATGGATCAGCTTGACAGTATGCGGCCATGCGTTTGTCTTGCATGTCCTTGAGATTGTCCATACCTACCATGCCAATGTGTAGGCCAAGCAGTACAACAATCATTGTGAATGCGATTCTCATTCTGTGTCCTCGTCAGTGATACCATCCAGATAATCTGCGATCATATAGAATGGCATGTTGTTTTCATAACAATCAGTTAGACAATCGTACCACATGTCGATGTTATCTTCGATGATAGTTGTGTTCATGATGGGTAAGCAGCAGCGTCGTTGGATACATAGGAGACAGCACGCATGTACGTGTTGCCTATCTTACCTGTGATGCTTTGCATCTTAGACACGTTACCATGTGTGTCCAGCTGTACGTGCTTGTCTTCGAGACATGTAGTGAGCTTGAACACAGTAGGCTGTGCGTAGTACTTGTCAGTGTGGATCATCAGTTGAAATACTCCTTGTAAATGGTGGGATTGTCCATGATCTCATGAACTTGAGCATCAATGTCTTGCTCACGATACTCACCAGACATCAACAACGTTGTGAAGATGTTGTGATATAGTTCTTCCTCGTGATTAACGAGGCTCTGTGTCCATGGTTGAATCATGATAAGCGTTTGAAAGTGTAACCGTGTTGGAAAGGAATGGTGAAGTCAGCACCATCCTCGTCATCTTGTATGTACCAGGCAAAGTCACGTTGGTACACACCTTGATTGTAGCCATCACACAATCCGTTGATGATAGCATTGAGACGTGACTTGGTAGTGTTGGATTGCCAACCGCCATCGTAGATCTCAACCTCGTCCTTGCTAATTGTAGCAATGAGGTTCTTGTGTAGGTACACACATGACACCTTACGTGATGGTGAGTACAACACTTCGGTGTTATCATTGCGCCAGTCCTTGCAATCTTTGACGGCGCTGATCATCTGTCGTTCGATCTTACGCATTAGGCAAATACCTCCATGTGTGGGAATGTTTGTCCGTTGTGTACACGAGACACGGTGATGGTATCACCACCTGTCTCTACACTCCAGTCAAAGGCAGCATCAATAGCTTGCTCTTCTGAGGTGAACCACTCCTCGTCAGGTCCGTG